ATATCTTTCCAATGTTCATTTGTTCCGTAGTCCGGAGTTACACGCCATGTTACGTCATATGTTTCTAAACCTAACCAACTCCAATATCTGTGTAATCCAGTAAAACCTACAAATACGTAATCGTATGTGTCTTTATTCAACTCTGATAATGTATCAGTAAAGATCCTTTCGTTACTTTTTCCACCTTGACTGATGTTTTTAATTGTTACATTGTCTCCAAATACATTATGCGAAAAAATGTTACACCAGTTATCAGATGATTCAATCCCTCCTACTCCTGAACCATACATTAAAGAGCAACCACTAAATAAAATTTTCATTTTAAATCTTCTAGTAATACGTCTTTAACAGAGCCTATGCCCAGTCTGATGTTGATTATGCCGTTGTAGTTGTTGTCACGCAACAGCACGTGTTCCTTCATCTGGTAGTAGCATTCCATGTAGTTCGTTGCGCCTCTGGATTTACACAAATGGATTATTTGCCTTGAGAATTTGTCTTTGCCTAGTTTTTCTATATCTGCCTGTAGTCGGTCACTGGAGCCCCAGTATTCCTTCCAATCAGATTCTGCCAATGATCTTCTTTTATTTTTCTTGCCTTTGAGTGGTGGACGTGTGACCTTGCGCCAAAAGAACTTCTTGCCGATGTAGTCATGTCCGTTTGTAGTGTTTGTGATTCTATAGACGAAACCGTAATTGTCACCAATGTCTTCTGAGTCGAAGACTTTTTCTTGAAGCATCCAAGGGTTTTCGTATGACAATGCGGTTCCTTTCTAATGAATTTGTAGCAATTAAATTTATGCCAATTGCCGAGGCATGGGAAAATTTAGACAGTCTCTACGTCGTTACCGTAGGTAGTAAAGCCATTTTCCTTGGTAACGGTCATTATGTTATTCACACGCCCTGCTAGTTCGTCTTTGTGTGATACAAGCCATATTGACTTGTTGTGTTCTCTTGACATCTTTTTAAGTATGGCCAATGCTGACTCAACGCCACTAGCATCCATACCAGAGTCAATCAACTCATCAATGAACAGCAAGTTGATAGGATCATATAAACTTTCATACACATCACGGAATGACCATGACAGTGAAAGTATCAATCTATTACGCTCACCTCTAGATAGGTTGTCAAAATCTAACTCACGGCCAAGTTCAGTTATCTCAACTGACAGATCGCTAAGGAAGGTGACTGTGTGTGGCAGTCCGATCTTGTCTAGATAATAACTTAACCGTGAATTAAGATAACTCAAGTTTTGGTCAATGATACGTTTACGGATAAATGAATCCTTGTTGGTCAACAGTTTTTGTAAGAACTCCTGGTGTTCTCTTAGTTTAACTAGATTATTAATCTCATCGTAGTTGAGTTCTTGTTCAGCAGTTTCTTCCATTTCCTGTATTTGTTCTTGGTATGGATCCACTTCTTCCTGTTTTGATTTTAACTGTGCTTCCAGTGCTGTGATTGAACTTTTATGTTCAAATGCGTCCTGCTCATTAAGGTAAAACACTTCAGGTGCAAAGCCAACATCACCAAGCTCTGATAATGCGTCTGTGAGTTGCTGTAAGGTCGCTGTGTGCGTTTCTACATCTTCTTTGACTCTGACTAGCGTTGCTTGTTTTTCTTCTAACTGTGCTTCGTGTTTGTCGTCATGTATTTCTTGTCCGCAACTGTGACACTTGTGTTCTTTTAACAACTTGATGTCTTGTTCTAACTTAACAACGTTGCCTTGTTCACGTGTAAGATCTCGCTCTGTTCTTGTGATAGCATCTGTGATGTCATCATGATCTTTCTTACGTTGTTTAAACTTAGCAAGTTCCTTATGATTGGCAAGTTCCTTGTCAACATCAATCTCTTCAAGTTTTGCCAGCCCTGCTTCTAGATAGTCGATGTCATCTTCTTTTTTCTGTGCCCAAAGTTTTTGCCTACGCTTCATAGACTCTACTTGTTCTTTTAATTTTTCGTTGGCATCTTTTTGAGCTTCTATTCTTATCTCTTCTTCTTTGATTCGATCTCTGGTTTCTTTTAAACGTTCTTTTAGTGCGTCTGCTTTTTCACTTAGTAAAGTAATACCAAGTAACTGTTCGATAATATCTTTTTGATCGTTGGCTCTAAGGTTAAGGAATGGTTCTGTGTAGGTATTTAAGGCAACCAAGTGTTTGAACATCTCATGGCTCATGCCCAGCATGTGTTCTATCGCCTTTTGTGTCTCTCGGCTATCACCCTGTGCCATGTCTGTGATCTCTTGTTCGTCATCACCTACAAAGAAACGCATGACATTTTTCTTACGTCCGCGTTCTATTTTATATATTTGCCCGTCGTGCTCAAAGTCCAATGAAACTAACATGCCTTTTGAATTAGTCTTGTTGATCAAGTTATCACGCTTGATATTGGTCAGTGCTTGACCAAACAGTGCGTATGAAAGGGCATTGATTATGGTAGTCTTACCAGTGCCATTACGTGCACCTGAGTCGTCTCCACCTAGATCAATGTTAACTCCCAAAACCAAAGTTAGGTCGTTGCGATCAAAGTTAACTGCCTGCGTGGCATTACCCACACTCATAAAATTCTTAACTGTAAGTGTCTTTAGTTTAAACAATTATAGATCTCTGTAAATTTCTAACAACATTTTGGGATCATAGTGATCCGACTCTATTGATGTTAACTGATTTGTCACGATGGTGTCAACTGATTCGAACTTCAACTCGCCTGGTTCTGCTACCGATTCCATGATGTCCTTCTTGACTGGAATTAATGTTAGTTCTCTCAATTTATACTTGCCTACGAACTCCTCACGAATGAAACTTGCTTCTTCATAACTAATATCAATATTCAAGTTTACACGGATGTGCATCTTTTCTTTCAGTAACTCTTCTGGATTGTTTAACATCTCATCTAAGTTGTAGACTCTGTATCGGGGTTGTTGTGGCCATGAATGATACACGGGATCCTTACCCCATTCAACGATGGTCATGCCTCTGTCATCATCACCTGCGTCGGCATAGTTGTGGGGAAAGCAATTACCAGTATAGATAATATTATTGTGACTTTGTCGTTTATGGAAGTGTCCTGTATACACATGTTCTAGACCACGGAAGTCTTCACGCTGTATCTCACCTGTGTCTGGCATCTGCACCATGGCATTCATAAAGAAGTGAGGTAACTCTAGATGTCCAAAAGCATACTTGCCTTCCATCTTTTTAACTTTCTTTGCTTCGTCACCTACCAGCCAAGGTATGAATTGGACATCGCCTTCTGAATAGAAATCATTCATGATGTGGACGTTCTTGATGTGTTTGGCCCAGGCCGCTGACTGTATGTCACGCTTGTCTCTATAATATAAGTCGTGATTGCCTGGAATGAAGAACACACGATCAAAGGCATCTCCCAGTAATTCTAATGCCGTTAGGCTATAATTGAGTGTGACGATATTGATCGCGGCACGATTGTTGTGCCAATCGCCCATCATGATACAGGTGTCACAACCTTCCTGTTTGGCCTTTTCAATGAACCATTTAACGAAACCAAGACAGTCCTCGTTGTGTGTTGTGCTGTTTGACTTCAGTCCAAAATGGATATCTGTAAGGACAGCCGCCTTTTTAAATAGATTCGCCATAACCTTCCTTAGTAGTTATTTTGACTTTTGTTTTTCTTTCAGCTTTTCTCTTTGTTTCTCGTAAAACTTATCTTCTAGTTTAGCATCAGTGCCAGCGTTTTGTCTAGTCCAACTTGGATTCAATCCGTTCATTTCTAAGATATCATCTCGGATTGATTGGTTTTTCTTTTCAATGTTAAGCACACGAGTAAATGAATTGGTAATGGCCGCAGTGTAGTAGGCAAATGGATTGTCCGATTTTGACTCATCAAACTGTAGTCCAATTTGTGATAGTTGTAGTAATGCTTGTCCACGCATTTCTTCATTATATGTGTATCCACGCCAGTTTGAACGGGTAGCATAACGCTCACACAGTTTAATAAACATGTGTGCCAGTTTGTTGGTCATGGTGCCGTGATCTTTTGAGAACTTGCCTGTTTCAAAATCGCCCTTCCAATGGCTCTGTCCTACTTTATACGGATTTCCGTCATCGTCGACTCTGTAGTGCTGGAATGGAGGAAAGTTGACCTTGGCATGCACTTCATCATCAATGCCGTAGTCTTCTTGTTCTCTAGCTTCATCTAGATCATCAAACATTTCCTCAATCTTAGCACGTTTCTTTAATTGTGCTTTGGTGGGCTTTTTAGGCACTAGAGGAATATGATCCCATGTCATTACACGGAATACCAGATCAGTGTCTGCTATCGTTTTAGGATCTAACAGCTCACCCCATTCTCTTTTATAGTTGTCTATTTTTTTTTGACGTGCTTCTTTAATACGTGTCTTGTTGATCTTTTTAATGTCGGCTACAATGATATCAAAGTCACTGTCTGTTTCGATATTTAAATAGGAACAGTAGGTCTTTTTTGATTTATGAATTTCTTTGAGGATATCTCTGTTGTTGAGATAGTTAACTCTACGTCCGGTTCTGGTAATTACTTTATCTTCTGACACTTGATATTCTCCATGTTTGATATAGTAATTATACAGCCGATCCAGTTGGTGTCAACCTTTTTTGGTTACTAACTATTATATTGGGTTATTATTATCCTAATAAATAGTAGAAACGGAGAAATACATGGCTTTATTTAACGACATACTCAACGCCGTAACGGGAGTTCAGAACCAGGCTAACAACAATGAAGTTAACCAGGAAAGCTCTAATAACGATTGGCGATTTAGAATACGCTTGGCCGAAGGCTCAGAGGTATTATACAAAGATCCTGGAGCGGACATACTCAAACCATTAGCTGACACAGATGGTGTGATATTCCCATATACACCACAGGTCATGGTCAACTATCAAGCAAACTATAGTGAGACTACTCCAACACATTCAAACTATAAACAGTATTTCTACCAATCAAGTCAGATATCAGACATACAGATCACAGGAACATTTACAGCACAGTCCACACGAGAAGCAAACTACTTATTAGCCGCAACGCATTTCTTCCGTTCAGCAACCAAGATGTTTTATGGACAGGATACTAACAGAGGAACACCTCCACCATTGGTGTTCATGGAAGGCTTTGGACAGGATCAATTTAACGGTCAACCATGTGTGATACAACAGTTCAACTATGTGCTACCACCAGACGTAGACTATATCAGAACCAGTCAAAACTTTAAAGCAGACGCAGGTATTGATACCAGCGAACAGCGTATAGCACGTAATGGATATAGATCACCTTTGATTAGATTATTTGAATTGTTTTCTGGACAGGGCATTAACAAAGGTGCAGAAACAGGATATTATGGATCGAGAACGGGTTACCTAGACAGCAAAGATTCAAGTCATGTTCCTACTAAAATAGAATTTATGTTAACTCTACATCCAATGGTATCACGTAGCAGACAGAGTAAAGAATTCAGTTTAAAAGATTATGCAAATGGCTCTGGCCTTAGAAGAGGGTTCTGGTAATGGCAACATATTCAGCAAAGTCACCTTATTATGTGACTAAGAAAAAAGATGGGTATTTGGATTTTATGGAAAATCGTAAAATACCTAAATACAGTGACGACAAACAATTCACAGTAACACAGACATACCAATACCGTCCTGACCTACTGGCACAGGATTTATATGATGACTCAGAGCTATGGTGGGTATTTGCTCAGCGTAATCCAAACTCAATAGTTGATCCTATCTATGATTTTAAGGTAGGCACTCGAATATATTTGCCTAAATTATCAACACTCAAACAAGTATTAGGATTCTAACATGGCTTTATCTGAAGCACAGTTAAAGCAGATTGAAAATGAATCTCTGGCCTTAAAAGCCAGGTCTGATCGTATTACAGCACAGATCAACGACTATGTTTCCACAGTTAACTCAGATCTAGATCCAAGTTCACAGTATGTCACTGATGGTAAGGCCCTAGAGGCAGAAGCAGTTGACACCCTGGGGGCGTTAAATGACTTTTACAATTCATCCACAGTATTAGATGGACGCAGTGATCTAACAAGTCAGACGAGAGTTAACGAAAGTCTTGACACCATCAGAGGCTCAAGAACACAGACTTCATCAGCATTAGAAGATGTTCGATCAACACTGGCAACAGTGGGCACTGCAGAACCAGATCCAGAAGTTAGCACTAATTCAGCAGGAGAAATCATTGGCGAAGATGCTGTTAATAGAACAGAATTTGCTAATACACAGAATCCACCCACCGAACCAGAACAAGGCGGCCTAGCAGTTGAAACACAGTCTAACGCAGAAGAAGATCAATTTAGATCTACAGCATTAGACGATGGTGCAACACGAAACGCACAGTCAGAAGATTCGGACGGCGCTGATCAAACCGCAGGCACCACAATACTGTCAACTGGACCAATTCGAGTTTCTAAGGGATATCTGGCAGAAACTAAGCCTCAAGAAAATGTGTTGAGTCAGTTTGCATCATCAACATATTCAGTGACGATCTACATGCTACGTCCTGAAGAATATAACACACTGCTGGGACATTCTCCAGATGCCAACACCACCGACATTAA